AAACTGATCCGCTTTCGCTGCCCAGCCGTGGATCGAAGTTGCTGTTTTCTGTTTCTCAGTTTGAGAAAAGACCCCTTGCTTCTGCTTAACAACCGGGACTAGTAGTGTCATCTTTCTTCGATTTCCGACAAAGTCTATAGAAATATTCGAAATGTATGCATGTTTGGAGTACCATACACCAGGAATCATTGCTTGATATATCTTAGGTGGGGCGATTTGAACACGGTCAATACGGTTTGGACGGTTTTGATATGTTAAAAGAAATAATAACTGCCAGTTTCGAATGATATCTCTAGGATCACCGGTGTTAAGTAAGGGAAATTCAACTGTATATTGCTTCTCATCCTGACCAAAATTGAACGACTTGGCATTATCTACATATACACCAGGAGATGTTATTGCCTGTATAGCGGTGGTCATTCTTACCGCTTTACTTGCTAGTTCTGCTACTCCACCGAACTTACTTATATCAGCCGAACTGTAGCTACTCGATGATTTTCGCTGTTGATCTGTTAGGTATGGTAACTTATATCTCCATCCGGTCAGTTTAGTGGTGTACATATCGCGGTATGGAGCCAAGTACTGATCATAATCTTGGAATCCCTTACCGTGAATGTTCGATTTCGATTGTCCGGATCCACCGGCGCCGGCGCCGGCGGTTACTGTGTTCACAACATCTGCTCCGGACTTCGCGATTGCCGTGATGTCGAGACCGAGCGATCCGGCAACTCCGCCGGCAGTTCCGGTTAAGAGAGCAGCAGATCCACCCAAACCTGCTCGATGGGCTAGGTATGCGATGGCTAATCCTGTTCCTGCAGCTCCACCGGTTGCTCCTGCGGCCGATGTTCCGAGTTTCTTTGCTTTTTCTAGAAGGCGCTCGATTTCATCGAGATTATCCTTTGCTATAAAAAGTTGCCGGGCGAGGTTATTGAGAGATGGGTTTAGTTGTATTGATTCTTCGCGGAGGTCTAAACTCGGTATATCATATCGAGCATTCCATTCATCACCATGAGTTAATGGAGGTGCATTAGTCCATTGAAACGAGTCTGTGACATTCAGTGTTGTAATACTCTTTAGATTATCAGCTGATATATTGAGCTGAGGCGCGGATTGACTGAATGGTACTATCACCGGATCAGGGCCGAACGAATCTCCTGCTCCTTCTGCTGTCTTAAAGGCCCCCAATGCCGCGGCATCGTCTGTTTGTATCAATTTAAATAAGGGATCCATTTTAATTATTTAGTCAAGAAATCGCTTTTAGCTAAGTGATCACCCGTCCTGGTAGTTCAATATGAGAACGCCTAGATCCATCCCAGCTGGGGAGATCGGTATCAGTGTGTGTGGAAGAGCTAATAGTATCACCATCTAGTGGTGTTACCTTATTAGCTAGTTCTCCTAGAAGACCGGATATGGGGTTGAGGACATCAGTGTTTTGCCGAAGTAAATTGTTGGATTCGTTCAAGGCTATGAGAAGATGATCTAGGTCTGGTTGGGATGATGGTGGAGCTGCTAGCAGAGGTGGAGCTGGTTGCGTCGCGGATTGAGTTGGTGTCAATGCTGAAGTTGTAGAATCGGGTATAGGTAATAAAAGTGTCTCCTTATCTTTCTCGAATTGTTCTAGACCTGCAGGTGACAGCTCATTAATAAGGTTGTCTTCATCGGTAATATAATCCCCAAATTGATCTCCCGGGTTCTTGATTATATTATCTAGCATATCTGCTGCAGACCGCCTCTCTAGATACACCTCAAATTGTTCCGCTATCTGCTCGGCTAACCGGGCCTGGTCTTCTTCAGTTTCGACCGGCATGCCGTCTTTTTGCTTCTTATACTTTTCGTAGTCTATATTATCACCAATAAGCATTTTTATATCATCCGGGTCGCGATCGTCATTCCGGAGAATTTCGGATAACCCACTTAGTGTGGCTTGTTTATTACCCTTCGTCATGAACTCATCCAGCACTCCAGTTTGTTGCTTCATTCCCCGATACGTATCCGCGGCTTCGATTGGGTTTCTATCATCTCCTCTCAACAATTTACTAGCGTAGTCCCGACCGTCATCTCCAGAGCCTAGAAGAGCAGCCATGTCCGCATGTGATGAATACTGAGATACATCAGATGAATCTATAGCTGCGGTTAACGATGGTGGTGATTGTCGGAAAAGAGCTTCCGGGGAAGATGTTGCTCGTGTAGCTATACTCGCGAGCGCACTCTTGGCTCCGTCAAATAGATCATCATCCATGTCTGTGAAATCAGTTAAACCGGTTACTTCAAGCGCGGCCAGGACAGATACAGCTTTCAGGATCAACCCTAATTTACCTCTCATGAAGGACATCATCCCACCAAACCGCGCAATTAGGAAGGCACCTAGTGCGCCTAAGAGGCTTCCTAGAAACCCAGCTGTCCAGGCTACAACAGAACCTACCATAGCTATTATACTAGATATGAGACCACCTTCATCGTCTGGTTCGATGATTTTTGTTCAATATTTAAATTATATTTTCCAATTCCAGCGGCTTCTAAGGCTGTTACTATCTGTGAAGCTGCAGTTGGAGTGATACTTACAACATCAATGGGTATAGCCTGCTGGACAATAGAGCGGGGCTTACGAGCTTCATCTTCTTCTCTATCTTTATTCCGGGTGAAGATGTTGAACAGCCCTCCTAGGTAACCTTGCATACGACCAGAGAAGGAATCAGAGATAGCTTCTGGAGATGTTCGTTGGGTGTCCATCGAGGAGATTTTATCTTCCAGTCTATATAGAAGGTTATCTATTCTAGACATTTCGTCTGCTGTATTATCGTCTGGCATTATTATTATTTAAGCAGTATCAGTTATTTGCGACTCTATCGCTTGGTAATCATCAGTTAATATAACTGTTTTATTGATTGAGTGAGAGTTATGGTGATGATTATCAGTATTCTCTAGTCCTGTATTGATAATATCGAGGCTCGCGTATATATCTGAAGAAAACTGCGAATCTATAGCACTGAATCTATCGTCTTCACTCATACGTTGTTGCTTCTTATAGAATTCACTCCCCTTCGGGGTTTTCAGTGATGGTGGGACTGCTTTCTTTTGTTCAAGATCCGCTTCTCGAGTCTTTTCTATACTCTGCTCTCTACTACGCCAATTACCTGTACCACCTTCTTCATTGATAGAATCAAACCATTCCTGCTGTAGAGGGCTTCGGAAGTCAGGTGTATCAACGCGCGAGATCGCGTCTTTGAATAGTAGTTCTTGTTGATCATACTCTAAACTATCAAAGAACTCTGGAGTTACACCCATTTCATCCTGCATCAGTTTCGCGACGTCTGGGTGTCGTGTCTCGATATCACTAAAGATCATCGTACGGACGACACTACCTTCTCCTAACATGCTTAACCCATTGGTCGCAATATCTATGAACATCTTCCCTCTTGCTGCCCAATCCGTTGGAGTTTCTTTTTTTCTGGAAAGTCGTTCGAACTCAGACTTCTCCATCTCAATAACGCGTTCATCCGAAATCCTTTTGTCGTATTTTTCCATATACGCTTCCGTAGATTTTTTGGTAATGCTTTTAATGAGCTCAAATCGATCCGGATCGGTCATTGATTCCCATCCTCTATTATCCATTGCTTCCTTCTCAATCAACCCCCACCGGAGATCACGGTCATTCTCCCAATCATGATCCTCTGCTAGATATCTATTATATTCTTTAATATATTCTGGGGAGAAGATTTTTGATGCCCATGGAACTTTAGATTCTTCGCCATGCAGAATCGACTCGGTTAAGACGGTGAGTGCGGTTGTAATTACCAGGCCTCTTACTCCGCCCTTTGCAGTGCTACCATGACTACCGGTGGTTTGTGGAGTAGATTTAAGTACCGCGGGGCCGTTATATGAACCCTTAATAGTTGTTACTGGTCCACCGGTGGTTTTAGGTGGTGTTTTTGGAGGAGATCCATGAGTGGTTGTTCTAGGAGCTCCTGGTTTTGCCTGGTTCGGTGATGGTGATGGGCTTGGTATAGCAGTAACCGGTCTGACCTGAGGTGGTGGAGCTTTAACACCTGGTTGTTTCACTAGTTGCTGTAACCCAATTGATGTACCCACGCTAGCTGCTAGGATTTGCCCCCATGGAATATCGACTTCCATACTTTCTCTTGTCCAAAGCTCTCTCTGCTGCTGGTTTTCCTGGTTGGGTTTTAACTGGTTGGGGACAGTGCGGGGATTTCGGCGGATATCACCATCAATGTATATCGGGAGGAGAGGTAAGGTAAATAGGATAGAAGGGAGGAAAAGAAAGGGTAGTGTTGATTCTTTTTTTCTCTTATACTCTAGCTTCTTCTTGATCTCTTCAGGCTTTTGAGGAGAAAACACACCAGAGAACGAAATTATTGACCCGGGTTCTGGTGTCAGTATATCTCTAGGGGTTAATGACGGGCTGATATCTGTAATATCTCCATGAGTTTCATCGATAGCAGAAATAGTTGTGTCAGTCAATGCTCTTATGGTATCAGATACGTATTCTTTAGTCGATAAAGCTCTATCATGTGATAATGTGTCAACATACCATTCAAGCCGGGCTATAAGTTCGTTTATATTACTAACAGTCATTGGTTAGATATGGATTTGATATCTTGTATTAGGGTATCTTTGGTAGATTTGTTCTTTTTAGATAGAAGGATATACTCTTCGAGAAGTTTATTTACTTCTTCGTAGGATTGCTGTTGTTGTGGTGATGTGGGACTGATTATTGGTGGTTCTATCTTAACTATCTCAGATAAATGCCGGGTGATCTCCTTGTGATCTCGCGGTTGGAGATTATCAATATCAATCTCCGGTTGAACTAGGTCATCACCGGTGGTTAATACATATGATTCGTCAGAATGACGGCCAATTGAATAGTATTCTCTCCTTATGAGCAGGTCTCTGGGGATTTTGTCGGCGCGGAATGTCCCGGATTCCCGAAACCGGTAGCGATCATCACTAAAATACTTCTTAGCAGCTAATATCTTGGAAAGTTTTCTAGCCGAATTGGGATTCCCGTCGATTGTCTCTTCCTCGAGACGCTTATATACAGTAGAAGGTACAATCTTATAGAATGTAGTAGTGGTGTCAGAAAAAATTGCTGCGTCTTTACGTAGATCCTCAGGAGCTTTGGATGGGTCAATTTGCTTGCCGATAAACATTATATCTCTGATGGTTGGCCACCCGTTTTTAAAATCATAAAACCAATCCCCGCGATCATAATATTCGTTATCTATAGCTTCCTGAGATTGCGGAGGGAGTGTATACTGTGTCGTGGCCTCAATTTCGCGGAGGGTATCGCGGTGTTTATCTAGAGCGAAACCACCGGCTAAATCACCGAGACCTTCTGTCTTACCTTCGTTAGATTCTCTCCATTTAATAATAGAATCTAATTCATTGTATTGATCAACAATATCAACATATTCCCTGTAAGCATTCTTTCGGTTTTGTCTAGCCTCTGAGGATTCATTATCCATCGACGCGGCCATGGCCGGAGTGAGAGCTGCAATGAGGGCCCCGGTCGCCGTTGCAATCTTCGAGATGGCTCCCGTGGGGGGCCAGAGCCGGAGAAGGAGTATAATCGCCCCGATGGCAGCGGTTCCTTTTATGATATCACCTGGGATAATTTCTGGGTACCTATTACTTAGTTCTCTCACCCGGAGTTTGATACGGGCGAGTTGACCCACTAGAGTGGCTACCGGGACAGCCCATGGATCGAATGTATATTCTGGTATCTCAACAGTCTCTATTACTACATCCGGCTCGACCACGTGCCGGACGTTTGTCTTTGGTTTCGGGCGGATGCGTCTTGATTCTGGAAAGAATATTGGAGGGATAAATGGAAATAAGATAGGTATTATAGGGAGAGCTAGGGGAAGGAAGCTTTGATCCTTACTTTCTAGTTTATTCTCGAACCGCTCAGTTCGCGAAATTTCAGGAATTCCGAACTTTCCCTTAAACCTGGTAATTGTATGCATATCACTCTCCGGAGATAGGTCTCTAGGTGGGGCTTCTGATGTAGATATACTATTAGTATCTTCAAGCGACATAATATGCTGCTCGGTATTGTTAGCAAAGCTAGCTAACATAGGCTCATAATCAATATTATCGGTCTCTAATCTCGAAACCAAGAGGTCTAATAAATCTACAAGTCTTTGATATAAGGAAGGGTCCATGAACAAGTATTAATACTTATTCATCTATTGAAAAGCTGCGAATCTATCGGGATTTCGACTTTCCCTTCTTTTGTTGTAATTGATGTAAATATACTCTCTTTCTTTCTAACAGTCTCTATGTACGATACCACCTGCTGACTAACGGCCATAGGCAACATTTCACAGATTTGTACCTTTTGCTTCAATGTGAGGCTAGTTAATGATATTACATTATCATCAAACCGCACCTCATCTATATGTTTTGCGAGCTCAATCAAGAATATTTCACATACTGCTGAGTGCTCGGTCTTGCTCTTGAATATATCATATACATGCCTGTTAACCGAAGATTCATATTGTAGGCTAGGTATATGGCATTTGACTGTTATACCTTCATATGTAATAATATTATCGACATCATCATATTCTAGTGTCTTTCCGGGGAAGGTCGCTACATGATCCTTGAGATTATATGTTTCTCCCTGTATCTCTAAGGTATCTCCCATTGTATCTAATCTAAGCTGAATTAGTATACATGCCCGGTCGCTTGATGTTATAGAGGTGCTCTGCTCTGAGTGGCAATTATCTAGGATAATATTATCTATAATATTTTGATATGCGTATATGTTATCCTCTCGCTGAGCGACCATTACACTCGTGATGATGTCAGTCTGCTGTTTTACTGTTAGAGGCTTGAACTGTACAATACTCGAAAGTGATGGGACATATATATCTAGCGTTGATTCTTCGTTATATTTCTTGAGCTCTGTTAATAGATCTTTATAGCTAGCTGAAATTTTCGGAGAATCTGTTTCTTTTTTACGCGTCATATTAATATATATTATCCAATATCAGGAAAATCTACTGATGGGCTTGGTGGAGAAATTGAAGAAGTAGACTTACTTGACATGGATTCAACACGATCGTTATGTACTTTGACTTCTTCTTTGACAAACGACATATACATTTTAAGCTCTGCCGGTGTTATGTTATTTATGTGAGATTCTGTGAACTTAAATCTAGAGATCATGGAATATATCATCTTATAATACGATAATAGATCGTCTCTGAGCAATGTTTTGATGAAGTCGAAAAATGATGTATCGTATAGGTTAAATCTAAACTTAACTGGTTTTGATGCCTGTACATATGGTGATGTATATGTAAAGTATACGATATCATCGCATTGTTCATATATATCGTTTAGAGCATCTTGAAGGTGATGGAAGACATTATACGGTAATTGTTCTATAACTGTTGAGACTTCGGTATCTGTCATTGAGGATAGATCGAATGTATTGTTATTAATATATAGCCTCTTAATATAATTATCTGTACTTCCTAGAATTGAATCTGGGATTGATACAACCATGTGGTTATCATTATATATCGGAACGGTAATTTCAGCGAAGTCTAGATTATTAATTTTGGGTATAATATCACTTACTGTTATATCAATATTATATGTCTTATCGGTCTCCGGGCATGTAATGCTAAACTCTAGTAGATTACCTACGCAGACCATTACTAGAGAGAGAATGATGCAGTATTTATCTAAGCGGTTTAGATTTTTAAATATTTCTGGATCTTGGCATTTGGTCTCTACAATATATTCTAGATAGTTACTCAATCCAATATTATCATTGTTTTGAATAAACTTCAATATACCTAAATATTCACCTGTTATCAGTTCATATATGTGCTCATCGCGATGGAGAGAAGGAATATATACAGTAAAACAGAAACGCTCAGTCACATATAGACTTATCAGAATTACTAGCGCTTGCCACCTAGGCCCTTGAGCACCTTACCGGCTTTCTTGATTGAATCGATCGGAGAAGTTATCTTCTTAATAGCTCTTCCTACCTTTCCTTTGGTAACCTTATTAATTACCCCCATAAGACCGCTACCCATTATCTGATCAATCACTAACTGAAGTGGTAGGTCAGGAAGCTGCTCGGTCGCATAATGAGTATATGCCCATGACGTATCAAACATATCCATCTGTGTATCAACATCATATGTCAGTTCTGCGGATGATACTGTTGTAGGGACGCAATTATAAAATGAAAATACTTTTCGATGTACATTTGAGGTTTGGGCTAGGGTTTTCCCTAGCTGATATACATGAATGGTTGATTTGATATTTTTGACATCGTCCGGGCCTCTAGCGACAAAGCCGTAATGACTACCTAAAATGACCCATGGTCGAACGATATTGTCAACGAATGATGTATTGGTTTCCCGGAATTGAATTCTGAGAGGAACAAAATCAGCCCGTGTACCTGCTATTAAACCAGGTATTAACCCGCGGTGATTTTTAGGGGATATAGTCTGTACATTATACCCTTCAGTCGGTAGAACTACTCCTTGAGCAAAGGTGCAACCGGCGGGAGATCGTTGGAATTCATATCGCTGTAACGTTTTATTGTTCTTTGCAGATTTCCACTTCACTGGATTTCCACCTCCGAGACCAGTGCCTTGTAGATCGAGTTTATTAACTAATGACCGGCCTCCTACTTCAGTGACTAGAGCTATTGGAAACTTCTCAATATATACTATCCATAGATTTCGGTTTGGGATCGATGCATCCCACATATTCAATACATCATGGAAGTGATTTCTATATGGAAACTTTCTTCCTTCGATAAGACCTAGTACATCGGCTCCAAAAAAGCCCAATACATCAGTTACCTTACCTGTGAAATCATTGACGCGATCCGCGCCTTTCTTAATCTTATCTAAAATGTTACCCATATAATATACTTATATGGATGACTAAGATTAAGGGGCTGTTCGGCGCCAGTATTGATATGCGAGAGTCGCGTCGAACTTCATAGTATCTCCGGTGCCTTCAGCAGGAGAGTAGTTTATCGGGCCTAGTTTTGATGCATAGACACCCACTAGCTGGTAGTTCGCGACTGCTTCAAGCTGTGTATTCAACTGAACTAGATCAATCACAGCAGTCGTTTTAGGTGCATTGTAATTACCTGTACTAGTTTCGTCATCAAATATATCTAGCATGTATTTCTCGAAAGTCTGTCTAATAGTAGAAGCTTGATCGCAATAAAAACTAACCGTCCAAGCATCGGAACCATCATAGGTCACGCTTCCTGGTACATTAAATCTCAATCCCATATACGGGACTGGTTTATTTTGAATTGTCTTCCCGGGAAGAACAGCGGTTCGGATATAAACCAGGTCGTCTTCCGTAAACGAGGCTGTGGTTGTATCACCGCCTTGTATGTTTAGAACGCGGAATTGAAAGTCGCGTTGAAAATCTCGTTCTTGAGCTACTCTATAAAAGTCCGTTATTGTTTGTTTTACGTCTGGCATGGTTAAAATTATTTATGATTATGACACTAATTCACTGAAGTCTTGACCGGTTCGAGTAGCATAAAAATTAACTAGTATGAACTCAGCGGCGCGGACCGGTTTGATGTATATATCGATCACTAATTCGTTTTGGTCGATCACATCCGGGGTATTGTTCCTCTCATCACATATAAGAAGATAATCATATAGTCCCTGTGTATTCTTTGCAATATCGAATATAGGGGCTAGAACATTAGATACTTGCGAGCGAGTAAATAGTGTGTTTGGCTCGAACACGAAGTATTTAACGGTTGATCTAGTAGCTTTCTCTAGATATAAGAAGAGTCTACGGACATTCACTCTATCGAACGCACTTGGCTTCGATTGTAATGTTTTCTGACCAAATACAACTAATCCATCATTAGGGAACATCGCGATTGGATTAATATTGATCTTATAAAGTTGATCGCGATGTTTCTGTTTCGGATACACTGCTAGATCATTTACACCGGAAAGAACACCGCGTGTGAAACCAGCTGGAGCGAACCATGGTTGGAAATTAGAATCTGTATTGGCATACATCGCGCCGATATAACCGCTAGGTGGCACCCATATATTCCGATTAAGTTGACCGTCATATACTAGCATCCAGTTACCATACGTTGCTGCATAGCTACTATTAACGTTTTGATATAAATGTTTAAGGGGGGCATATATATGTTGACTGAAATTCTTAGTTTTGTCATCTAGTGTCTTGTTACCAGGTCCTTGCACGAATATATGCCGGATTGGGTCTAATATACACATATGATCTTTCCGTTTCTTCGAAGCAAAGGTTTCAAATACATTAGCGACCGCTAGATATCTATTTCTAGCAGAGTCTGTCCCGAAGTTCTTCTGACCACCGGTTGAGAATAGTCCTTCGGAATTCGGGTCTAGATCAAAGAACTTCTCATCATTATAGCTATCTGTTTGTACTCCACCGTTAGTGGCAACAAATATTGTACCAAGACCAGCTTCTAATGTGAGATCAAGAGGAAATAATTCATGATTATCGGTGATTTCGAATATTCTATCTAGTTTTGCTGGTATAGCACCTACTACTCTAGATATATCTGTTGCGGCTTTATATACACCGTGTGGGAATAAAGCATTGGCAGAAGCCGTTCCGGTTTCTATCTCAACGGAACGAGTAATAGAAGGTACCTCCTCTTCGCTTTCTCGATCAACCCAATCTCCGGAGTCTTCTATGTGGCTGTTAATCAGTAGACTGAAATTAGGAGACTTTGATGATACATCGCCTATATGAAATGATACTGCAGAACCACCGTTGGGGTCATGCTGTTCCCGGTACTTGTTGAGAGACCCAATATGATATTCAGATAGTATGTAATCTAATTTTTCAGTGTCTGGATCAATTGTAGATTTACGTAATTTGAATATTCCTAGAATTAATGCATCCTTGTATTCAGAAGTGGACATGTCATGACCTGGTAGATTCTCAACTACCTCAGATATTGTTCCTTCTTTATACGGATTCGATTCGTCAGCGGTTTTTTCGCCCGTACTATGTAAGTCGAACGATAAACGTTGACCTGGTATGCTTAAAGTCATAGGCCCTGAACTGGAATTTTTATTTATAGTCTTAATGGACTTAATTGAGTCGTAATTTTCACCAGGTTCAATTGAGGAAGTATCGATTAACCCGGCATAGTATCCTTCAAACTTCTCGTTAATAGTAAGTGATTTGTTGTTTAGTACAACGATACCTCCATGTTGTATCTTTTCTACACCGGTGGCAGTGGCTAGACTATCCGAGTTTATCGACCATGATATGTCTCCATTTTTGATTTTATTGAAGTTAGATTTTGATAAAGTTACGTGCTCGGGTGCTCCTATCACATACCTCTTAATATTATCGTCACTGAAGTTCGTTTCTGCTGATGCGGCGATCTCGTCATGACCTCCGGAGAATTGCTGGTCATGAGCGATTCCTTGAGGCCCAGTACCATCTAGAAAGCTTGTTATAGCAGTATTACCAGCAGCTCCAGGGGTATCTTGAGTGAGGGTTATTTTATTCGTGGTGAGATCAGCGACCGCGGTAATTAGTAAAGAACTAGAGGCATTAATAACACTCGCTAAACCTACTACTGTAACTGATACAGTAGATGTCGCGTTGAAGTGACCGGTGCGGTCATTGTTACTTCCGGAAGTAGCTGTAAAGGTTGAGGTGTTGTTGTTAGCGTCGGTAAGCGTTAGTGTTTCACCGGCTGGGGTCGCTCCTAATAGATCCGTAACTGTCCGGGTGATGGAATCATTAATAGTAATTATTGTTGAAG